GGCTCACCGTAGAGGATCGCGCCACCGAGCTGATCCAGCCCGATCGCCGTGTCCCAATACAGGCGCGATAGTGGCCGCCCGATCAGCGGGTAGCGGATATGCTGGAGCAGCCAGACGATCGGCCCGATTGTGAGCATCACGATCAACGCGAACAGCATCAGAAGGAACGCGCGCATCGTCGCACCTCCTACTTGATTGCTCGAATCTTCTGCTCCGCCGTCTGTAACGCTGCCTGCACACCCGCGGCATCCTTGGCTGCCTGAATCGCCGCGATGCCCGCAACGCGCTCTGCCTCAATCTGTGTTAGCGCAGCGCGCGCTGCGTCCGCCGCGGCGATGATCGCGTCTGCTGCCGCCTTGGCCGTGGCGTAGCGGCCCGCTGTTACTTCGGCATGAACCAGTGGAGGCACTTGTCCTGTGTAGCCAGCGGCCTTGTAAGCCCTCGCTTGGCGCTCCTTCTCCATGTAGGTCAGCGCCTGCCCAGGCGCAGGTAACCACTTTTGACGGCGCTGCTCGGCCACGGCATTGAGCTGCGCGATCGCCTGCGCCTTCACATCTGCAAGCGGTGGCGGTGGTGGCGTGTATTTGACCCACGCCTTCTTTGCCGCGTCCCAGCGCCGTAAATCCCCGCTGATATGCGCCTGCCAGTCGGCGTCGGGAATCAGGATCGCGCCCTGCGGGATTTTGGTGTCCGGATTGGGCACCATGGGTGGCTTGGCCTGCGGATTGCCTTTTGGCGGCTGCCAGTTTGGGTCGGGGATTTCCCGCGGCCCGTGCACATCCTCATCAAAGAACGCTGTCGGAAGGCCTTGCGAATCAACGATTGCGTATTTTGCCATTTTCCTCCTCCTAGTGCCCCAGCGCCAACCAGAGGACGCCCTGTGATGTAATAGTGCCTAACGATGCATTCCATGCGCTGACTGTCATACCCGTCAGCGTGACACTCCCTACTACTGTCTCTGCGGTATTGGTTAATGTCCCATTTACCGTCCCCTTCGCGGCGGCAGCAAACAGCACAGCAGTCGGGAATGCGACAGGGAAGGTCACTGTGCCTGTAGTCGTATATCCCCACTGCACGATCAGCCCGCTCGGGAGCTTTTGGTAGCCGGCTGTGGCGAGGGATGCTTGGCCGAGGCCGTCGTGCCAGACACGGTTCGCAGCATTCGGCCCGATCCACATATCGCTTCCGTTGAACTTGAGCTTCGCCTGCTGATGGCCAAAGTGCCACAGCCCAATCGAACCATCGCCAATCGCTGCCCCAGTTGAGCCGGCGTAAATAGCCCATCCTTTTGGATTCGCCGCCGATGCGGTAGGCACAAGAGAGATTGCAGCTCCAACAGCACCACCATTTTGCACGATGACGCCGGTGTTTGCTGCTGCGTTGCTCCAGTTATTGTTGGTGATGGTTAGATTGCCGTTGGTGTCCAGCGTAGGCACACCGTTAGGCGCATCTTCATAGGACAACCGCTGCACGACTTTGCCTGACGCATCCAGCGTCGCCACCCCATTGGCCGCGCCCTCATAGGACAGGCGCTCCACCACCTTGCCCGCGCCGTCCAGCGTAGCCACGCCGTTCGGCGCGCCTTTCTCCACCAGCGGGATTGCGTTGGCTTGGGCAAGGATCGTGTAGCTGTCGCCGGCCTGAATCGCCGTGCCACTGGCCGCCAGCGTGAGCTGCGTGGCGGTATTGCTCTGGATCTGCGCCACGCGGATCACTTGCCCACCGCGCCGCACCACGACGATCGCGCCGGCCCAAGCGCCAGCGTCCCATGATGCGCTAGTGTCCACCAGCGTCGTCGCCGATCCGCCGGTCGCGGTGCCAGAGACGGCGCGCTCGTCGAGCAGTTGGCCGACAAGGGCGTCCAGCGTGTCGATGTTTTGATTGAGAAGCGCGTCCCATCCATACTCGCCGCTGCCCGGCTTGTTCAGTCCGATCTTTGGCGTTTTCGTTGCCATCACTTCACCTCCAAAAGATCGATTTCCAGCGCCTGCCGCATCCAGTCAAGTTGCGTGCGAAGCACCATCATCTTGATATCACCCGTTCCAGCCGGCAGCTGGCCGGATCGCAACAAAACCACATCCCCAGGCTCCAAAGCCATCAGCCTAATGCTAGCGCGCAAGCGAACCCTGCGCCGTCCACCAACCCAGCGCTGGACAAAGCGCGTGGCGATGGCCTGCAGCTCGGCGCTCGGAACATTCCACCGATCGCGGAATGTTTGGGACAAGACAGCGTCCGCTTCAACGATCGCCGCCGCATCGAAAGCCACGATGCCGTCCGAGAAATCTTGCGGCTGCGCATCCGCGCCGATCGTCATGCCGGTCAAGATCAGCACTTCATTCTTTTCTTCTGCCCACCCCGAGCGGTATTGCAGCCCCTCGGCAATATCATCTGGCCCGATCACCTCCACCGGTGCCGCCGTGGCATCCGGCTCGGGGATGATCGCGATTTGCCCATCGCGCTCCGTCCAGTAGGCCTCAAGCAGCCAAGCGATCTCCTGCAGCAGCGTGCGCACCTCAACGGGGCGCGTGATGCGCGCGCCTTGGCTCACCACGCCCGGGCGCAGCGCCTTGATCGCGTCGATGCTGGCCTTGTCGATCCGTTCGGACGGCAGGTTGATCGCGTTGGCCAACAAATCATAGGCAATATCGGCCAAATGCCAATAAGCGCCGGCGTTCGTCGCGGTTGTGTAGTCCAGCTCCTTCCACACCGGCCCGTATTGCTGCCAAATCGTCGGATCGCTGCCAGGCATGACGCCAGTGTTAGCCTGCAGCGCCAGCCAGCCTTTGCCTTGGTAGCTCACGATGTCGCCGGCTTGGTATGCCGTTGCCGCGTCCCAAGCCGGCCAGCGCCGGTTCGGCGCGCGTGCGCTTGCAAGCTCGATGGCATCATGGATCGTTAGCTGCCACCGCTGCCCGTGCCATGCCGCGTCGCGGATGATGCCGTCGTGGATCGCGAGCGTATCCGGCACACCGAGCAGCCCGATCCTGATTTGCGCGCGCTTACCGCGCAGCGGCTTGCTCATCATATCCTGCACCTCTGGCTCCGGCCCGAGCGTGCAGGTCATTCTGCCGATCATCTGCTGCTTGAGCTGCGGCTCAAGCGAGCGCGCGGATGCGCTAATGCCATCCAGCCCGGGCGCGCACTGCGCCACCGTTCCGCCGCTCGTGAGCGGCACGGCCTGCACATGCGTGCCGAGCACCACAGGATCGCGGTAGTAGATGATGGACAGCGCCGACAGCTCCGGCGTGTCGTCGTGCGCAGCGGTGGCCGTGAGGCTAATCTTCGCGCGCCAGTAGCGCGCCGCGGGGATCGTGTCGCCAGACTGCACCACGCCGTGGTATGTCCAGCCTGCCGTGCCGGCCTGCGCGGCGAGTGCTGGATCGTTGGTGTGCCAAAGCTCAATCTGCAGCGCCGTTCCCGCGGGAACGGTATCCACCCAAGTGATCGTGCCGTCGGTTGTCGGCACCTCGCCCACATCCAGCGTGCGCCATGCCACGCCGCTCGGCTGATAGCCCTCGCGCCCTGCGAGCAGAATATCACCGCCGCTAGGCATCGGGATGCGCCACTGCGGCGCTGCGGTCGCGCCCGTGATACCGCGCGCCTCGATCGCGATGGTGTAGGTGCTCGTTGATCCCTGCGGCGCGGTGTAGGCATACAAGTCTGGCCGCTGGAAATCGATCTCAAAGAAGTAGCGCCGCCCACGATAGAGCAGCGTGGCAAAGCCGGTCAGCGTATAGACGCCGCTTGCGCCAGCAGGCAGCGAAAGCGAAATCGTCTGCCCGATCTGTGATCCAGTTTGCGCGTCCACGAAGCGCGCGAGAACCGTTGCGTTGATGTTGCCCGTATTGGCCAGCCAGAGCTTGGCGTCCGAGACGCGCACGGTGGCGGCAGCCTGAAAAGGCACGCGAATAGGCGGATCGTTGCGCAGCAGCGTGCGGTCGTAGCGGTAGTGCTGATATTTCTTTTGCCCTGTGAGTTTGCCCCACCAGCTCATCGCCACACCCACTGACCGACTTCGGTCACCTGTCCCTGCCAGACAGAGGACAGGCCAGCCGAAGTCGGTGTGCTCGCGGCGTCCATCGCCACCGTTGCGCCTGCGGCGAGCACCAATGCGCCGTCAACCACGGTCACATTGCTATCGTTGGCCGCCGCCGGATCGCCTTGGCCGGCGAGCTGTGTCGGCGCGATCAAGCGATGCTCCGGCCCGCGCTCCGCCCACACGGCGAGCAGCGCCATCGGCTCAAGCGCATTGCGCTGTGCCAATGCTTCCTTGAGCGTCCGCGGCAGCTGCCTCATAGCGCCTCCACCAATCGCAAATCGAACGAACGATGCACCGCCGAGCGGATCGGTAGAGGCGCGGCAACGCCATGATGGCGCACAAGGTAGGTTTCATGCGGGCGCGAATCCGGCGCCCAGCTCCACCAAAACGGCTTGCGCAGCTCAAGCACATCCTCGCGCAAAAGGTCAAGCATAGCCCATAACTCCGGCGTGATTGTTGACCACCGCGGGCGAAGCTCCAAGCGCCGGTAGCGCAAGGACAAATACTCACGCCCGCTTTCCGTCCGGAATACCGCCGCGTGCGTGGTCTCATGATAGGGATCGTAGCCAAGGTCTAGATGCGGCATCGCAAGCGCCGGCCCAACATAGATCTCGGGGATCGTGATTAGCTGCCCGGGCGCTGCGCCGGTGATGCGCACCGTGATCGTGGCACCTGGCACGATGGGCGTTGCAGGCTTGATGATCACGCTGGCGTTCGCGGGCCAAATGTCTTGCACCTGCAAGCCGGCGATCTCCCAAGTCAAGCCGGTGGTGCGAAAGCCAGCGCTTTCGTGCCGGTGCGCACCCAAGACGATCGCATCGATGTTCCAGGTGCCGCCATACGGCCCGAGGCCATAGACGACGCTGCCCCAGCCGTAGGCCGAAGGCGTGGTGAAGTCAACCTGCACGGTGCCGTTGGCATCGGCCTCGATCTGTGCAGGGCGCAAAAGGTCCATGTTGCCCATGTTCGCCGCCGGTGCGCCAGGGTATTCCACTCCGGCAACCACGGTATATGGCGCATCCGTGAGAAGATTGCGGAACGCGATCAACGGCTGATCAGCGCTCACGCCATCACCCCCACGGCCTGCCCGCCGCGCGATAGCGTATCATGGAGCGCGGGCGCGAGCGTGTCGGCGATACGCTGGAGCACATCAGGCGAGAGCGCATCAGGATGCAAGGCCTGCACCTGCAGGTTGATCTGCACCGGCTGCGCCGCCTGCTGCTGCGCACCGATCGGCTGCGGCATCCCGTAGCCTGCGCGCGTGGCCATGCCGCCAGGCGTAGCAGGCGCGCCACCGCCGCCCACGGCTGCCGAGGCACTAGCCGCGCGCCCGTATTGCTGGCGCATGATCGCCTGCACGCGGGCGATGCCCTGCGCCACGGCGATCGCTGCCGCTGCCGCCGCACGCGCAGGCGCATCTGGCGTAGGGATCGCGAGCTGCGATTCGTAGGCCTTTTGTGCAGCTGCATAGGTGCTAATGACCGTCTCGGCCACGGCCAAGGCCTTGGACGCCTCAAACGCTTTGCGCCCGCCTTGCGCCAATAGCTGCGAAAGTGCGCCCATCGCGCCAGCGGCGAGTGACAGCCGTGCATCGCGCGCCTGCTTTTCGATGCGCAAGATTTGCTCATGCTTGCGGCGCTCAATCTCTTCTAGCCGTTGCGCAGTTTGCACGCCAAGCTGCACTTCCAACTCGTCGTAGTAGGCATTGATCTGCAAAAGCGCTTCACGAAGCTGCTGCTGATCTTGGATTTTCTGTTGCGCTTGCTCGATCGCGCGCTGCCGCTCCGCCTCCAGCCGCGCGAGCTGCTGCTCCTCGCGCGCGAGCACAAGCGCCTCTTCATCCTGCATCATCGCCTCGGTGATGCCGCGCACGATCTCGGCGCGCCTGCGATACTCATCGGCGATGGCATTGGTGGTGGCTTGTGCCGCGCGCACGGCTGGCGTGCCGTCCGGCATAGGTGCCTCGGGGCGCGTCTCCTGCATCGCGCGGCCTGCCTCGTGCAACCGCGCCACCATACGCGCACCGATCTCGTCCAGCCGTTGCATGCGCTGCGCGGCCTGCTCCAGCGATGGCACCAGCTTTTGCTCGCCGTCAATCGCGGCCGCGGCCTGTGCCTCGCCAAAGCGGGCAACGGTGTCCGCCGCCTCACGGGCGCGATCCGCAAAATCCTTGAACATCGCGCCAACGCGGCCAGGCAAACGGGACAAGAACTCAAACTGCGCCTGCCAGCCGCGAAGGAACTGCTCCATCAAGCCGGCAAGCACGCCGAGCACCTCATGGATGCCCGTAGCCACGGCCCGCGCAACCTCGCGCAGGCCGATGAGCGCTTTGCCGGCGATCGTGCCGGCGTTGACGGCGATCTCCAAGCCAAGGCGCAAGTCTTCGGCCAGCGCTTTCGCAAGGCCTTTCACCGCGCCCTCATTCTCGCGCAAGGTGCGCGTGATCTCGCTGGCCAGCGCGCCGATTGCGCGATATGCCCCATCATCGGCCACCGTGCCCCAGAAGGCTTGCCACGCCGCATGCAAGCGCGCCATCGCAGCAGCCGGTGCCTGCGCCGCGCGCTCGGCAGCCGGCGCGAAGCGTTGCATAAGCGCATCGGCTAGCTTGGGCAGCAAGTCTTCGGCCATCACGCTACCGGTGGCTAGCGCCTTATCCAGCTCCGCCGTCGTCATGCCCATCGCCTGCGCGGCGAGCTGGAATGCCCCGGGCAAGCGCTCGCCCAACTGCCCGCGCAGCTCTTCCGCGGACACCTTGCCCTTGGAGATCATTTGCTCGATGGCAACGAGCGCGCCCTCGGTCTGCTCTGCCGAAAGCCCCATCGCGCGCGATGCAACGGCCACGGCCTCAAAAATCCGCCGCGCGTTTTCGCCCTCAAGTGCCGTGCCTTTCGCCGCCACGGCCAGCGAAGCGTAGGCGTCCGCCGTCTGGACGAGATCCATGCCCAAACGCTGCGCAAGATCGGAAACAAAGCCCATGCCCTCGCCGGCCACATCCAGCTTGGTGCGGATGCGCGCGAACTCGGTGCCGGTGTCATAGACTTGCTTGGCGAGCAGGCCAAAAGCGCCGGCAACGGCGCTAGCGGCGATCGCGCCGCGCTTGCCTACCTCGGCGAAAGCATCATCTAGCCGCTTGAGCCGGCTTTCGGTGCGCTCTGCGGATTTGGAGACGCGGTCAAGGGCGCGCTCCACTTCCTTGATTTCTGCGCGCCCTGTCTTCGCGTCAACCTCGATGACGATTGACAGCTTTTCGCTGCTCATCGAGTGCCACCTGTGCGAGATGCATCAATAGCGCGGGCTGATCCGCCCAGCCGCCAGCGTGCGGGAGCACGCCCTTTTCCAGCCAGCTCGCCGCCTGAAACACGATCGCATATTCCCGCGCCCACATCAGCGGGCAGCGGTCGGTGATTTCCCCCGTGATCCACTCCGCCTCGCCGTAGCACCCGCCCTCGGGCATGCGGCCCATGTCCGAGCGCGGGCAGCACGAGCAGTCGCGCTCTACGAGTGCTCGTGCGGCGAGCCGGATTTTCCCTCGTGTTCCGCACCGGCAAACACCACCTTTTCGGCTTCCGCCACGATCGCCTGCACCACGGCCAGCGTGTCCCGATGCGAAAGGTCTGCACGCTCGGCAAGCTCCGCCGCATCGATCGCCTGCCCGCCGACACGCAGCCCCTGCACGCACACACGCAGCACCTCGGCCATGTAGCGGTGCATGGCCTCGATGCCGTCACCAGAGCGCTGCGCGAGATCGAGCAGGCGCGCTTGTTCCGCCGTGGTGATCGTCTTCACCTCGAACTCGATTTGCGCGCCTGCGGCTTCCGTTTTGACCGGCGTCGCTTCGCCTTTGAGCAATCGCAGCATGTTCCCTCCTATCAAGCGAAGGTGATCGTGAACTGATCGTCGGAAGTCGTCTCATACAGGCCGAAGGTTGCGTCCAGCGTGATCGCTTCGGCCTCCTCACCGTAGCCGAGCGATTTCCGCACCGCCTTCGGTGCGTCCACCTTCACGATGTTGCCCGCGGTGTTTCCAACCTGCGCCGAAAGCGCCACTTGCTGCGCACTCATGAGCGCCGTCCAGTCGGCAGTCGTGCTGACGCTATGCTTGTTGAGCGTCAACTCGGGCGCACGGTTGGCAACAACAAACTGATGATACCCGATGCGCACATGCTCTTGGATGTCGTTTCCGAAGTCCAAGGCAAACTGGCCAACGCGCACGCTTGCCCCGCCCTCGGTGAACACATCGGCGCTAGAGAAAACAACCGGTTGCGTGGCATCGTAGCTCGCGCCAGCCGGCACGGCAGCCGCAACCGGCGCCGTGTAGGGCGCCTGCATAGTGAAGGTAATCTTCACGGGCTGCCCGATCTGCGCTTCAACCTTCGCCGTGCCCACGGCACCGAGCAGCTTCCACAAGAGGCCGTCGGCATACAAGTAGATTGTTGCCGAATGCTCGGTAGCCGTGGCCGGATGGTATTGCACATCCACGCCGGCGTTCACCACCTCAACGAGGCGGCATGCCTTGAGCAACGGTGCGATTTCGGGCGGCGTTCCAGCGGCACCGCTGCCCTTGAGCTCGCATTGGATTTCCAACTGCACCGAGGCATCGGGATTCATCAAGTGTGGAAGCCGGCCCATCGTTTGCTTCACGACTTCCCTGTCAATCGGCTTCCCATCCACGCTCGGCCAAGGACGATTGAGAATCCGGATCGCGTCCGCCGCCGGCGTTGGCGCGGCATCAACGCCCTTCGTTGTTTCCGTTTTCGCGAGCAAGAGAACATCATAAATCGTGGCCATTTCTCACCTCCTATCAGCGCGGCTCGGTGCCGGTCTTATCGGTCTTGTGCTCAGGCGCCTGTTGCTGTGCCTGCTGATCCTTGCCCTTGCCTTTTCCTGCCATCGTGCACCTCCATCAATCGCCGTTGGCTTCGTTCGCCACATAGAACACGCGCACGCGGCGCGTGAAGCGGGCGATGGTTTCGTCTCCGGTGATGTCTTCATCGGTGCGATCCAGCACCGTGATATGCGCAACGAGGCCGCCGAGCGTGCGATCAAGCGCAACGGCCTTCTTGATTTCGCGGTCAAGTTGATTGATGCGGGCTTCTGCATCGCCAGCCGCGGCCACCAGCCCCACAAGATCGATTTCAAGGTAAACATCCGCGAACCCGCCGGTTCTCGGCTCGCGCGTCTCACCACCGCGATCCACCACCATCACGGCAGGCAGGCCGGTCATCGAAATGCGATCCGGATCATCGGCGATCAGCACCTGCCGCACGATCGGGATCGCGCTCATCATCGCGGCCAGCGCCTGGATCACCTGCTCCCTCATGCGCGCACCACCCGAATCGTCCTGCCGTGCATATCGCGCTCCCAGTCGGCGAATCGGCCGTCCCTGGACCAGTCGTAGAGCGCCATCTTGGAGACCTTGCCGAGCTCGTCGTGGTAGCGCTGGCGGAACCAGTCAGCCCTGCGGCTGAATGAGTCGCCGTTGTCGTCGCTCCACTTGGCGAGCTTGGGCATGATCTCCCAGCCGAGCGCCCTGAAGCACACGGCAGGCTTGAGCGCCGCCGTGTTGAGCAGCGTCTCATCCAGCTCGTAGTAGGGCGGCCAGTAGCCCCTACGCTGGAGCATCGGCGCCCACCACGATGAGACGACCCACTCGCGCACATCGGCCTGCGCCAGTGCAAGCTCCTGAGACCAGTCCGTCTGGCCGTAGTCCTGGATGTCTGGCGCATACACGAGCAGGTCTGCCGTGGTGGCCCAGGCCGCCATCTATCACCCCTTCTTGGTCTTGGGCTTCTTCTTGGCGCCCTCGGTGTAAAGCTCGTGCTGCGACTCGTCGTAGTCGTCAGCGTTGATAATCCGGTATCCCTGCGGCGTGTGTGGGTCTTTGACCCGCACGACCTTGATCGGCTTGTCGTCCCAGCGGATTTCCATGATGCCCTCCTATGGATGGAGGGGCGGCCGAAGCCGCCCCGTGCTATTAGCCGAGGAGGATTGCCACATGCTCAGGCTTGACGACCGCGGCGCCCCACACGAGGGCAACCTCGTAGCGCTCCTCGTAGTAGCCAGCGTAGCGCGCGAACTCGAGCGTCAGCCCGGTCACCTCGTCCGTGATCGTGGTGCGGTCCGTGGCCATGTCGCCGCCCTCAGGCACGGCAGGCGGACGCGCGGCCAAGACGATCGCGTTGCGGGAGAAGGCAAGATTGCGGGCAGCCGCACCGACCACCGTCACCGCCTCGCCGCCAGCCGTGGCCACGCGGAGGCCAGGCGCGCCGATCGTGAGCGTCGAGGTGGCCGCGTCCCAGGCGTGCACCACATACTGATGCGGATCGCCGGCAATCGTGACGATATCGCCCGGGATGAACGCGCCCGTGCCAGCGCCGCCGAGCGTGATCTGCGTGGTGCCCACAGGATTGGCTCCGGCCACCGTGTAGCCCGCAGCCGTGCCCGGCGTGCTCGTCTGGATCTGAGCCGACTCGCGGACCGTGAAGCCGAAGAGGTCGATGAGCCGACCAAGCGCGCGCACATCCTGCGTCCCCGCCCGGTTGGCATCCGTCAGATTGGCCAACGAGCGGAGATTGACGCCCGCGTTGGTGTCGATGACGAGCGAGCGGTCGCTCTGCGGCGCGCCGTTGTCATCGAGGACCTTTCGGACTTCTGCGGCCGCGCGGAGATCCGTCGCGAACGGAGTCGTCCCAGCCGTGCCGACGGCGCGAGACGCGCGCACATGCAACGCGCAGAGGTCAGCCTCGATCTCATTGATGAGTCCGCGGATGGCTTGAGCAATCTTGAGCGCGCGGATATTGCCGTAGCCGGGCCCAGTCTCCAGTCCTTTGATCTCCTCGCCCGTGAAGCCGAAGCTGTAGGCCCGCGCCTTGTTCATCACGATGTCGGCGTAGGTCGTGACCTGTGCAGGCGGCGCAGGCGGCGTCATCGCCGGGACGATATCCGCGCCAGTTCCCTCTTGCTCGATTGGCACGCGGATCACCTGCCCTTGCGCGGCGCGCTCAGCCGACGTGGCGATGCGCACCGACGGCAGCATGCCTGTCAGCTCACGGCTGACAATGTCCAGAGCCTCATAGATGTCAGGGATCAGGCCGGTCAGCGTATTTGGCATCGCTCACCTCCAGGAGAGTGGTTTTTGCTGCGGATGTATCCGCTGCTCTATCTCGGCCGTCACCTGGACTGCGCCGAGTGCCCTCCTGGGGCAAGCGTGCCTGCTGCTATTGACCGGCCCGCACGCTAGGCCGGCGGGTCACCAGGACCCAGTGCGCGACCCCTACGCCTCGCGCCAGCGCCTGCCACCACCTGGGCGGCAGGAGGGGATGGAGAGAGGCGCGCATCAGAGGAGGAGGGGAGTCCATCGCGGGGGTGCCATGGAGAGAGGAGGTGGGCGCGCCTCTCTCGCGCCCTACCATAGCCCACGGAGCAGAGTGGTGCAACTCCTAGTCCACCAGACGCACACCGGAGCGAATGACCTCCGCCTTCTCCCGCGGCGAGAGCTTCTCCCAGTCCGCACGGCGCATGGTCTTGGCGCTACCGCCGGCGCCGCCCTGCGAGCCTGCGCCGCCGCCCTGGGCACGGAGGTGGTGCGGGTGCTCCTCCAGCCACTGGCGGGCCCACTCGTCCAGCGAGACCCGCTTGCCATCGCGGACGATGGGCGCGCCATCCTCGCCGCGGATGTAGACGCCCTCGTCGTCTAGGTCCACCAGGTGGCGGGTGAGCATGACGCATTCCTCAGGCGCGATCGCCCCAGCCCGAGCGAATGCGGCCATCAGGCGCTCCTCGATCGCCACCTGCCGGTAGCGCTGCTCCCACGATTTGGCCTGCTCCTCCAGCTGCTGCAAGCGCTTCTGCCACTCCTGCTCCTTGCGCTTGAGGATCTCCTCCAGCTGGCCTTGCTGGCGCAGCCGCTCCTCCTCGGCGCGCTGCATCTCCTCCTTGAGGCGGCGGTATTCCTCGGGGTCCACGCCCTCATACTGCCGCATGCGCTCCTCCAGCTCGCGGAGCCGCGTCCGATACTTGGCCGCCGCCTTGCGCGCCTCCTCGAGCTCCTTGCGGAGGATCTCCGGATCGGGCTGCTGATCATTCTGGGTGGTTGTATCGTCTGCCATGCGTCACCTCCTAGTCTGGGATTGGCGTCCAGTAGTGGCGGCAGTTCCAGCCGCCCCGGACGACGAATGGATCACCCGGAGCCTTACCGGCCCAGTTCTTATGCCGCCACTCCTGGATCTGCTCCATCGTCAGTATCTGCCCTAGGTGCTGCCTGCACCATGGGCGAGAGTCACGCACGAGCGTGCCGTCGTAGCGATACCGACGGATGCCCGCGCGATCTGCCAACCGTCTCGTGGCCATAGCGAAGACGCTCATGTATCTCGTCTGCGCGATCGTGGCCGCATAATGGGCCAGTGGACGGCCTCGCTGATCCGTGCCGCCGAGCAGCAGCTGGCGCACCTGATCGATGATCTCGCCCTGCGGCGTGCCGGCAACAGCGCCCATGTAGATGACCTGACTGATCTCCTGTGCGCGCTGGAGTCCGGCCGCTCGGAGCTCGTCCGCCGTGTCCTGGATCATGCCGTCCAGGATCGCGGCATCCGTGGACGATAGCTCCACGCCTAGGTCCCACTCACGACGAGCAAGCTCCACGGCGCGCACATACTCCTCCACTAGGGCATCGATCGCCTGATCGTAGGCGCCGAGCAGCTGGACGATCTGGGCCCGCGCGTCCAGTGCTGCCGCCACCGCAGCCTGCTGATCTCTCGTATCAGGCACGATCTCGGCGATGCGGCGATTGACCTGCTCCAGCGCTCTACGCAGGCGGCGCTCGATCTCGTCCATGCGCTCCTCGAGTGTATCGGTCAGGCTCACCTGCGCCGCCTCCGGATGACACGCAGGACCTCACGCCGCTCGCGAGGCGTGAGGCCGAAGAACTCGCGCTTGGGTAGGTGTCTCGCGCCAAACTGATGCCCCGCCGCCTTGGCTGCCTCCCGCGGCGCAGCGAATATCACCTCGGCCCTGCCGCTGCCCCTAGGGCGCACCGTCAGCGCAGCAAGCATCGCTCCGGTGTCGGATAGGTCCACATGGTCCACCTGCCGGCCTCTCTTGGCCCGATCCTCCCGCGTGCGCTCGGCATACGGCCGGAATGGCCTGCCATGCCTATCGTATCCGCGCACCGTGCGCTCGCGGATCAGGCGCACAGCCGTCCGCGCCCCATCCTCGGCGAGCCTCTGAGCCTCGTCGGCATCAGGCACCAGCTCGCGCAGCCGCTTGCGCAGGCGGTCCAGGCCCTCAATCGGCATACAAATCCCCCTGCACAGGTATGCGCGGATGCAGCCACAGCACCTCCACGCGGCGCGCATGGCGCTTTGCTGCGCCGTCGCCCAGCAGCTTCGATCCACGCACGCGGCCAGCAGCGTGGCATGCAGTCTCTCGCTCCACTCGCCGCCAGCCTGCGGCCTCCAGCCGGCGATAGATCGGATGATCATAGCCGCTGACGACGGCGCGCCCGCGAATGGCGAGCAGCGTGTCCACTAGCGCCTCGTGGTGTGACTCATCCGCCTCGATGGTGTAGCGCGTATTGCTTCGCGTTGACGGCACATAGGGCGGATCAATGTAGAACAGCGTGTCCCCTCGATCCCAGTAGCGGATCACATCCAGAGCGTCGCGGCAATCAATCTGGATGCGCGTAAGACGATCATGCCACCACGCTAGCAGCTTCATATGGCCCCGCCAGATGTTTGCCTGCTGTGCCATGCCTCGGTTGACGACGAATGTCCGCCCCCAGTTGCCGCCTGACTCCGGCACGCGACCGCCAAAGCCCTGATTGAGCGCTGTGAAAAAAGCCCACGCGCGATCAACCGGCGCAAGATCATCCCAGCATTGGAGCATCTCGACCGCGCGTTCAAACTCGGCGCGCGCATACGGCGTCCAGATGAGCCGATGCGCCAACTGCTTGAACTTGCCCTCATCCTGCAGCACGCGGAATAGCGTCACGATCCGCTCATCCAAGTCGTTGAGCACCTCCACCGGATACGGCTGCGGTAGGTGCCACAACACGCTAGCCATGCCGGCATACGGCTCGCAATACACCTGCACGCCATCGCGTGGCAAATGCCTCACCACCCACCGAGCGAGATTGCCTTTGCCACCGAACCATTTGCATGGCGCAAACACACGACGCGGTTGCGGTATCGCATCCACTATCGCCTGATCCACTTCGCGCACAATGTCACTCGCCACTCCGCGCCTCCCTGACACAGCGCATATAGCCGTATTGCCACGGATACGGCAGCCGCGCGAGACAGTGCTGCAGGCGCTCGATCACCTGCGCCTGCCGATCCTGCGCCCGCTGCTCGGCGATGGAGTAGCCGGCCCAGTAGGCCACGATGATCGCGATGCAGAGGGCGATCAGCGTGATGATCTGCTCGATCACACGCGCCATGGCCGCTCCCCTAGGTCGTGCCACGCCAGCGCCGCCATCATGGCGACGGTCACGGCTATCAGACGCCCGCACGCATGCCACTGCCCCACATCCGGCGTCCACGCCACGATAGAGCCGAGAGCATAGACGACCAGCAGGCTAGCGATGAGACGCAGAGCGAATCGCGCCCAGCTATGCCGGCTCACTGCCCACCTCCATGCACCATATCCTGCACCCGCGGACGGGACAGCTCGCGCTCCACATCACGCAGCACCTCTGCGTCCACATCGCCGAGCAGTCTCGTCGCCGCACGCACCCCGAGCTCGCGGCGCAGAGTCTGGGACGGTGCGATTGCGAGAGCCCGTGCGGCATTGTCCAGGTAGCTCGTCACATCCCTGATGCCGTAGTGGTCAGGATACTTGATCTCGCCGTCCCACTCGCGCCCCTCCCAGCGCGCGAATAGGTCCATGACTCTGTTCTCCACGCGCTCCATGACGCGCCCCTTAGGCCGGAGCAGGGCGTTGAGCGACTGGAATCGCAGCTCCAGCGCATAGCCCGACTCCGCCTGCCGGTAGGACCCGACGATATCGCCGCCGAGGCGAGACAGGCGCTGGATGTCCTCCACGACCTGCTGCCGCTCCTGGAGCATCACGGAGATGCTCGTGTGTGCTGGCTCGATGTATTCAGGCTTGGCCTGCGGCGTCTCGGGATCATACGGCAGAGCATTGCCCGCGCCGATCACGATGATGTTGCCCTCGTCGTCGGTGCGCTCCGGGACGGCAAGGAACGGGAAGGCGGTCATCGCGCGGACCTCGTCAATGTCGGCGTCGATCTGATAGATCCTGCGATTGAGCTCCGCGATGTCCTTGAGGTCGGATCGGCCCGTGCGGCCGATGTCGTCCCGATTGCGCGCGATCACCACCGGCACCACGCCGAGCGGATGCGTGCCCTCGTCCAGCAGCTCGGCCTCCTCGGCGCCGGGCCGCTGCAGCCAGAGCTCCCACCGGTCCCGATACCAGATGCGGTATGCCTCAGACCCGGGCGGTGCGTCCTCTGGCGGCGCCTCCAGCAGGGTCACGCTGTCCAGCACGCGCTGCCATCCCTCGCGCACATAGCGGATGTCCACCACATCCAGGGATGAGTAGACGACGAGATAGGGCCGGATGCCTAGCGCGAGCTCCTCTGCCCGCGTCCGCGCCTGCATCGCTGGCCGATCCACCACAACGGCGCACCAGCCCTCGATCATCATCGTGCGGGCCACCTGCGTCATCACCTCGTGGTAGGACCGGCCGTCTCCGTCGGCGTCCTCCAGCCACGACTCCAGCGCAGGCATGCCGGCCAGCGATCCCCAATCGCGGTGGATATTGCCGCCCATGAGGTAGTCGGTGTAGGTGTCGATCACGGGTGCGCAGTAGTTGGCGTATGTCGCATGCTCGCAGCGGCGCTCATAGTGCTCCTCCGACTCCAGCTCGCGGCGGACGAGGTATCCGCCCTCGCGGTATGCCTCGCCGCCCTCGTAGGACCGCCGGTAGAACAGGACCTGCTCGCGCTCCTCCTCGTAGCCTGGACGATACTGGATGCGCATGATGACCTCCCTACTTATACCACAGCTCGCGCCGCTTGCGCGGTGCGGTCAATGGTAGCAGCCAATGCACCAGATACCCTAGCGCATCGGTCAGGTGATCGTAGCCCTGGCTCTTGTCCGGCTCCCCGCGCTCGTCGTAGGCCTGCTGCTCCAGCGCCTCCACCAGCTCAGGGCAGCGCACCGCATTGACCCGCAGCCTGCCGTCAGCGAATCGGGCATTGACACACACCACCCGCTCCCTGACCGGAGGATTGCTCCGCCGGGCCCGCACGACGAATCCGGCACGCCGCAGCAGTGCGATATCCGACCGGCTCGCATCATGGGTGGATCGGCTCGCGCCTGAGGCGTCCGGATAGACGATGATCCTGTGTCCGTCGTAGCGCTCCTGGATCGCCGCGATCATCGCAGGCGTGTCCAGGTATCCCACCAGCTCGTCCACGATCGCCAGCCCGTCGCCGTCTCTGACGCCCACCACCGCCGCCATTGCGCCGACATTGAAGTCCATCCCCACATGCAGCGGCTCGCCGTCGCGGATGGTGCGGTCCGTGTGGCAGGCCTCTCTGTCGTAGGACGAGTAGACCGTGCCCGTGCGCAGGTTGCACCACCGGCCCTCGATGTAGGCATCACGCAGCGCCTCGGGGTAGTCAGCTAGCAGGGCATCCAGGTAGTCAGGCGGTAGGTGCGGATTGCTGCGTGTGGACGCCCGCACATACTGATACTCGTCAGACGGACGATCCTTGTGCCAGCGCGTGTAGGTGAATCCGAATCCGTGGTCGGGCGTCGTATAGACCGCCACTCTATTGTCTAGCCCTGGCACCTGCTGCCGCGTGCGTGCCAGGATGCGCCGCCACAAGTCCTCGGCCTTGCTCGGTGGTGCCGCCGCCTCCAGCTCGTCCACATGAGACCGCACCACCTCGTAGCCGATGATCCTGCGCGGATTGTCCAGGCTGCGCATGATCAGCTGCCGCCCGCCGATGGTGATGGTCATCTCGCTGAGATTGAGCCGATACTGGATTCCTGCCGCAGTCAGCATCTCCTCGACACGCGGCAGGATGTTGAGACGGATCTGATCGTAGGTGTCGCTATAGATGGCCACACGCGCATCAGGCGCTGCGAATAGGTCACGGATGGCCGACACGATGAGACAGTGTGTCTTACCGCTGCCATACCCGCCGACGAATAGCGGATACCGGCAGCGCATCTGCATCATGCGCGCCTGCGGCTCAGTCAGCTCTATCCTCAGCACTGCCTCCAGGCATCACGATCTCAATGCGAGGCTCTGGCTGCGCCGGCTGCTGCACCTGATCCAGGCCCAGCAGCTTAGCACGGCGCTCCATGATGCGCAGGACGCGATCGACAGCCCCTAGGTGTCCGCTCATCGCCTGATCCCACAGTGCAGACTGGAGTGCATCGAGGCGCTCCAGCTCCAGGCGCACGATCACATCGGCCTCTTCGCGCGCCCGCTCATTGAGCCGCCTGATCTCGCGATTGACGATCCTGCACGCATGCGTCTCGCTGATGCCTACCTCGGCAGCAATGCGTGCATAGGTGTATCCGAGCCTGCGCAGCTCCAGCACCTTGCGCCTTGTCTCAGCGCCCTTCAGCCGCCTCGCGCGCTCTTCCTCTGGCGTCCTCTTGTCCCCCATTATTGCCTGACCTCTCAGAATGGCATGCTGCCATCATCCGGCTGATCGAATGGCGACTCACCGGCTGGCTGCGTCTGTTGTGCCTGCTGCTCCCGCCGCTCGCCGCCGCCTAGCAGCGCCAGGTCCTCCACGCGCAGCGTCAGCGTGGCGCGGTGCTGGCCGTCCCGCGTGGTGTATTGCCGCAGACCAATCTCGCCCACCACGGCCACCTGACGCCCCTTGCGCAGGTGCTGCTGGAGAGACTCGGCGCGCTGGCCGAATAGGGCGCAGTCGATCCACAGCGTCTCGCGCCGATCGCCATAGCCTACATCGACAGCCATCGACCACGACAGGACGGCCGTGCCGCTAGTGGTCATCCGGAGTGTTGCATCCGCCCCGAGGCGGCCAACGAAAAAGCAGTTATTTCTCGCACTCATCCATCGCCTCCAGTTGGCGCTCGGCCAGCATTCTACACCACTCCAGCCGGTGCAGCACT